ACACTTGCCATGCATCGGAAACAGGATCACGGAAAGCAATGCGCATTCCGCGTGTTATAGCCTTTTCTGCGATGTATGGAAACACAATCTGCAATTGCAGTTCGTGCTGAATCCAGTGTGCTTCTTCCGCATCAGATCGTGTGAAAAGCATTGTTCCGGATGTGCTGAAAATAATAAAATCCATTACAACCACCTTTCACGATATTTGATTGTTCCTGTCCCTGTGATGGTCTGCGCACCCACCTTCGGGATCAGGAATCTGCTTGTAAACGCATAATTTGCCATGACAGACGAATTGCCAACAACAGCAGTCTGATTATTGAGATCAATAACCAGATCCCCGGCAGGAATTGTGCTAAATGACATGGACTGCGATCCGTTTGAATAAGTTACATTGCTTGCGGATGCAGAAAACGTGTGTTCAATCCGCATCAATGGCGGAGCGTCTCCAAGCACTGTAAATTCCGTTCCGCAGGATGCAGTCTTTTCTGTGTCGCTAATCCAGAACGGATCATCATAGCAAGTGAACGTGATGTTCAAGGAAGATTCCCACCATTGGCGCAAGGAAGGTTCTGGAAACCCTGTGCAGACAGCAACCAGATGCTTTCCCGGAACAGCGTCAACGCGCAAAATGTATTCTTTGTCGCGCTTTGCCCATGCTTTCAGCAGATTGATCTGCTGCATGCGTGTTTCCTTGTTCTCTTCAAGCAGAGCGAACGTGATCTGAACCGTTCTTGTTCCTTCACGCATGCGCACAAAGTCAGATCCTGCACGGATCGCACGACCGTTGACTGTCGGTTCAAGTGTTGGCGAAGACAGTTGGATATCTTCAATCTTTATGGGCGCAACAGAATTGATATCTACGCCGTCAAATTCAATCATTGCTGATATCCACTCCTCTTCATTGATTTATAGCTTCTTGCTTGCATATCCGAAACAACTTGTCCAACAATCCTTCCGTCCAGATAAACGCTTCCACCCTTGGAAGCAGACATTGCTGCGCCAAACGCGCCCAGATCCGCTCCGGGACGCTGAAGCCCATACATTCTTGAAAGGCTTGCTTCAGCTGCCGTCTGGATGCGCTCACCTTTGTGAAGATGTGCAATGAATCCGTCAAAGGGAACATAGTCCAAGCCTTTTGCAAACGATCCATTGACATAAACCGGAGTTTTTCCGGGAAGGATTGTAGGAACACCGCTTCCCTGTACGCCGGAAAGGCTGCTTGCTGCCGTTGCAGCAGATGACGCGAGTTTATCAAGTGCAGCATTGGCAACCTGAAGATCAACTTCCAGCTGCTGCATCTTTGACTTCAAAGAATCAATTTCTTTCGCAGCATCAGATGCAGCTTTCGTCTGCGTATTGTAGATCTTTTCATACTCTTCAATGACGGAATAATCATCACCCTGATTGTTTGCAGCACCTTTGGCTTCATACATCAAATAGTTCATGTCAATGTTCCCGGATTGGAGTCCTTCCCACCATGCATTCCGGTCTAGTGATTCTTCATCCGTAACACCGCGATCCTTGAAATCCTTGATGATGTAATCAATCAAAGCCATTGCAGCTTCTTTGGCTTGTTCGTTTGCCATGTCTCTATTTATTTCAGCTGTGTAGTAATCCATTCCGGCTTGCACATACTGTTCATTCAGAGTCTTCACGGCATTCTGTTTTGCCTGTTCGATTGCAGCCTGTTTGCTGTTTTCGACATACTCGCGAAGTTGTGCATTGTTCAGCGTCAATGCTCCGGTTTCTTCGTCAATGAATTTGTTCACTTCCGGGAAAACGGATTTCAGCTTTCCGAGAGCAGCTGCCCATTCTTCTGTTTTTGTTGCAGCGTCTCCGTACTTTTCATACAGTTTATCCATGTATCCAAGGATGCCCCGTGCCTGTGTTGCCTGTGATTCTGCGTCTGCGATGGATTCCTGTGCGACATCAAACGCGGTTTCAGGCGGTTGATATGTCAGGACATCCAGAAGATCGTTCACAGCGTTTGAGACGCTTGTGGCAATCGGCAGGATTGCTTCACCCAGCTGCGCTTTCAGTGTATCAAACCCTGTCTGCATGCGTCTCTGACTGTTGGCGAAGGAATCAGAAGTCCTTGCAAAGTCCCCCTGTGCATCCCCTGTTGCGTTTAGCAAGTAGTTATAGCGCAGAAGAATCTGATCCGCTTGGGACATCTTGTCATAGGATGTTTCAATTCCCTGTGCAAGCGCATATGCTTCCAGATTTGCAACAGACATATTGATTCCTAGTCTGCGCAATGGTTCAGTCTCTCCGGCAAGTCCTGCGGAAATCTTCTGGAACATGTCATCAAATCCGAGATTGTAGAAAGAAGACATGTCAGCTGTGAGTCCTGCAAGACTCATTGACATGTCTGTTATTGAATCATCCGCCATGCCGGAAGACTTCAGCATTGCTCCAATGGAAGAAACGTATCTTTTTGCCTGAAGTTCTGTCAAACCGAAGTTTGAAGAAGCACTCTTTGCCCACTTTTCGACTTTCGCTGCGCCAGCTGCGCCAAACGTAACATCAACAACATTCTGCACTTCTTCCAGATCCGACGCGAGTCCAATTGATTCAGATCCAAGCTGAATAAGCATCTGCGCAATCTTGACGAATGCTGCGGATGTGGCAACTTTCGTGAATGCTCCGGTTAGACTGTCACCGATGTTTCCGGATGAATCATCAACGCTTTTTTCCCATTTCTTTGTTTCGGAGTTGATCGCAGATGTTGTTTCTGAAAGAGATTCCTTGAACGGTTTGTTGTTGCCTTTGATATCAAAGACAATCTGTCCATCTGCTGCCACTATTTACCACCATCCCCGGCAAGTGCCATCAAAAATGCTCCAATGTTTTTCACGTTATCACTATATTGCTTTTCGCGCTCTTTTTCCGAAAGCTTCAAAGCGTATTCCGTTTTTGCGCGGATAAGCCATTCACGCTCTTTCGCGTTGTACTTGTTCGCTTCCGGGATAGGTCTTGCGCGAATCGAAAGCACTTCTGCATACTTGCTTCCTTCTGGCATGCAGGACAGAAATGCGGTGAATTCAAACCAGTGGAGTTTGTCGCGATAAAGGTTTATACCGTATGTTTGCATGAACGCTGCGCGGATCATATCTGCATCCTGATCCAGATCCGTGATCCGTTGCCTGTCCTGCTTATCATTTCCGAATCCAAGCAATTCAAGCACAGCAGAACACATTCCATCTTTCGGATGCTTACAGATGCACTTCATTGCACGATATTCACGCGCTTCCTGAAGCAATCGTTCATCAGACAGAACATCAAGCATTTTCAGCACGTTCTGCCATGCAAGATTGACTTTGACCTTTCTACCGTTGACCATCACGGAATTTGGCAAGGCATCGTAAATCTTCATCGTATACGCTTCTGTGCTTTGATGATCTTCCTGATAAGCCCTTTCTTTTTGTCGGAAATGTACATTCCGCAGATGGTCACAACACAATTTTCGTCACCGTGATAGAAGTCAAACAGTTTGACCGTCTGCTCATGCCCAAAAATGGCATCTGACAGCGTTTCTGCTGCCTTCTTCCGGTCTTCTATGGATGATTGCTCATTGATCTTCAGAAGCTGTTCCTGCGCCGTTCTAAGCCTAAAAGCAAGTGCATTCGCATCAGCGTCTACATGCAGATTGATTTCTTCATTGCCTTCACGGAAAGTCACGTTTTCACGGACTCTGTTCAGCGTGAAAACTTTCTTAAACATTGAAAATCACTCCAAAAAAGCGCAAGGGGGAGCGTGTCCCCCTTGCATCAAGCAACATCTGTTACAGTGGGTTTCCCGTTGAAACGGATCGTGCAGCCAAAAGCGTTCACATTCAGAGCATCACCGCCGAAGGAAGTGATATTGCCCAGTGTGCAATCGCAGATAATCTGCTTTCCTTCAGCAATGATCTTCACACTGGAATTGCGTTCAGATCCGAGCACGAACTGCTTTCCTGCGATGTAATCCTGTGCAGCGTCACCTTTGATCCTGCGTCCGGTGATCACAAGTTCCGGAGCAGCACCAGTGGTTTCATTGTGCGCGAAACCTTCACCGCAGAGGAAGAAGAACTGCTGATTCTGCTCATTTTCACTGAAGTTCATGCCTTCAATGCCTTTGCAGAGTTTCGCATAAGTCCACGTTCCTGCTGCTCCGCCTGTCCCGGGAGTATATTCAGTGCCAATATACAGTTCATTGACCCAGTTTGCATTCATATGCGTTCATCGTCCTTTCTGTAGAATTTCACGACAACAGCACAAGCCATGATCCACATGTTTTCTTCCGAGCGTCCAATAACATTCGGGATCGGCGGTGCGCCGTGTGTGATATCTACAATCTGCCAGCCATCACCGTATGGATATGCTGTTTCCCGTGTCAGACGGTCTACCAGTTCTCCAAGGCAGTCTGACAGCGTTTCAAGATTGTAGCTTTTGGCGTTGAATGTGAGATCCATGAAAATGTATGAATTTTTATCAAGGAACACGCTTTCAACAGAAGAAGTTGCTGTTTCACAAGCAATTCCTTCTGCTGTTCCAAGCGCGCCACGCTTGATGGGCGGAAACAGTTCAAAACTGTCCACCATATCCATAACAGCTTCAATAACTTCGTTAACAACGCTTTTCATCGCATCACCAGAATTCTTTGTGCTTTGCGTTCCCATTCTTGTTTGTGCTTGCTTTTTGCAACTTCGCACCATTTCCAAGATGCATTGGGATTGACATCCTTATACGCCGTTTTGATCTCATAATACTGCCGTCTCGCATACGGAGTCTGCCATACAAGATGCCCTTCATTCAACTTGCTGTGAATGAAGGAAGATGCAATCAGCATCCCCGTATCCTCTTTGCAGTATTGGTTGATATCATTAAGGATCTCATTTGCAAGCATGCCCATGTTTGTATCAATTGTCCGCTTAATCTGATCTTGGAGTTTTGGGATATTGATATCAATTTTGACACCCATTTGAAATCACACCAAACCGATTTCGTAATGATGAAAACAATCTGTGTCATCTCGCAGCGCGTCCACAGATTCAACAGTGTATTCCACACCGCGCACAATAACACGGACATCACCATTGTTTGCATGCGCGTTTGCAAAGAGTGCTTCCCAGTCCAGATCCGGTGTGCTGTGACGCTTATCAACAAACAGGATTGATCTCAATGTGTGATCTGTGTTGCTTGTGGTTTTGCGGACTGCGGATGTTGGCTGAAGATGCACATGTTTCACAGTGTATTCTGCATACACCTGATTTTCATATCTGTCTGTTCCTGTGCATGCACGAACAGTTGCTGTTGTGCGCATGATCTGCGCCGGAATAGGTTTCAGCATACAGAACACCCCACAACAGGTACAGACGGATTCAGCAAACCGGACTGCTCCAGAAACATCATTGCAAGCGGTGAAATTGAATTGCTCATCTTGCCTGCTTTCTGTGAATAGTAGTTGCCATGCACAGTCACCTTGCCGACAGTAAAACCGCCGTCAGACGAACTGTTCAAGGACTCCAACCCATTCAGCGCAAGCCAGTCAATCTGCGCACAGACGGCATTGCAGTACATGTTCTGAATGATGACAGGATATGTTGTCAGATTCTCATCTGTGATCTGCCATCTGCACATAGCATCAATGATCCGCCGTGCGTGTGCAAGGAATACAGGGAAGGACGCTTCGTCAGCGTCCTGTCCCCGGTATTCTGAAGTGTAATACGCGAAATCAATCATGATTTCACCCCACATCAGGCAGCAGTGTTCACAATGATACCGGACTTGCGGTTCTTCAGAGCGAACGCGCCGTAGTAGTAGCGTTCATAATACAGATACTTGCCCTTGCTCTGTGCGCTCGGAGCGGACATCATGGAAGTTTCATACTTCACCGGAGCAGCGACAGCAAGAGGATCAACAAGGATCATATTGATCTGCTTTGCACCGGAAGCAGCAACCCAACCGTCTGTGAAAACAAAGCTGGTCTTCATGATGTCGGAAGGAACTTCCGTGATGGTTGCGCCGTCAAGCTTTGCAACATTGCGGTCAACACCACGGAATCCGCTTTCAACATCAACGAAACGCGTCAGACCAGCAGCTTCCTTCAGAAGCTTATAGGTATCCGGAGTCATGTAAGCCTGAATGCGGTCGCGGTTCACACGTGCATTCGTCATGGCTGCAAGATACTCATCCCACTGTGCAAGGATGTTCGCAGAAGTCAGAGAAGTTGTGTCCGGAGTCGTAACGAATGAATGCAGCTTTGCAGCAAGATATGCGTCCATCTCCGGGATCTTCTGCATCTCATTGAAAACGCGAGTGACATTGGCAATGGTTGCGATATCATCGGTTTCAACGATGTCCATAGGATCAATCAGCGTGTCCCACTCGCGATCCATTTCCAGAGTCACAGGCTGAAGGTCATTGTTCCAGTTGCGATGGAAGACACCATCAATGGAATCACGATCCGCAGCACGTGCGCCGGAGACTTCCATAGAAGGAATGTACATCGTCTTGCCCATGCCGGACTTATACAGATTGCTGTTCGGAGATGCCCAGATAGCACCGAAATAAGAAAGATACGGATAAGCGTTTGCGAGTGCTGCGGAATATTCAGCAGCATAGTTGACATCAGTCTGAACAAAAGCCATAGTTCAACATCCTTTCAATTATGATTTCTTGGGAACGAATCCCCATGCAGACGAAAACGCAGCAGCTGCGCCTTCTTCGCCTTTCGGCATTCCGCCCTTGTCTGGAGATCCAAAGCTTGGCTTTGGCTGCGATGCAGAGAAGTATTCATCAAAGTTTTTGTGAATCTCCGCAAGCTGATCCTTCACGGACGGTGCGCCTTCTCCGCGCTTGATCATGCCATACACGGTTTCAAAGAACTTCGGTTTGACATCCTTGAAGTCTTCAGATGCTCTTGCGTCCTGCATTGCCTTATAACCAGCAAATTCAGACTGCAATGCTTTGTATTCTTCAGACCCCTTGATGTCAGGTTTCGGAAGATTCTTTTCCCATTCTGCTTTAGCCTGTTCAAGCGCATTGTCCTGTGCAAGTTTGGCTGCGCTCTTCGCAATAAACCCATCTTCGATGGATTTCCCATAAAGAGAGTAAATCTGCGTTGTGCGTTCTTCCGGACTCAACTTTTCATCCGTGAGAATGTCAGTCAATGCCTTGCGTGTGAAAATTCCTGCCATATTTACTCCTTTCTTTTTGCAGTCCTAGGAGCGGACTGAAAACGCGTGTTTAACGTCTCGCCAGACGAATTTTGTATGAAAAAAGCACATCGGAAGATGTGCTTCTGTCATTGAGTCAATTTGCAAGTTTGTTGCAAGTTTGTTGCAAATTTTCGCAATTAGTTATAAATCTGTACTAGTCAGCTTTCTTTTCACTTAAAATTTCTTGCAAACCGTTGCGCCCCAAGGGTTTGCGGATATTTAGCTTATCTTGCCACTTGCTACCACTCAATCCTTCTGGTATGCTCATCGAAGAAAGGAAGTGTGAATATGCCCCGTCAACGTACACCTTGGGAAACCCACGCCCAGAAGATCAGCGTGTCCTTTACTCCAGAAGACTATACCCGTGTGATTGAGTATTGCGAGAAACACGAACGGGCATTGTCATGGGTTGTGCGGAAAGCACTGCAAGAATGGCTTGAAAAGCACAAGGATGATCCTGTGGTTTAATGTTTTCTCTGACTGTTTTTCATTGCCACATAGATAGCAATTTCAATCACGACCATTACGAACCAAATAGCTTCAATCATGCCGGAATGCACCTGTTTTCAAACTTTTTATAGGCATCCAGATACCATTCCTGCTTGTCACCGTTGAATGTCATCTCATAGTACATGCCATCAGGAAGTGTCGTGCTGATCAGGAATTTCCAGTTCTGGAGTGCTTTGCATTTCCACACCACGAACACATCAAAATCCTGCTGCGGATCGGACTTGTCCAGATGTTCTTTGACATACTGCTTTACAATTTCAACTGCCTGATTATCCATACAATATCCCTTTCTGTTTAAAAATCATGCCTTTCTCATTCTTCCGAAGATAGCGAGCTTTCACGGACTGTCCGCAGACACCACGGGCTAGTTTTCAAAAGTCATTTAAGCCCCGTTTCCGGGGCGATGCTACTGAGGGAACGAATTTTCCACATACACTAGCATCACCCCCTAAAAACGTTATTTGTTGTCTGAATCATCAAGCGCAATGCTGATAGCATTGAGAATTGCATTTTGTACAGTTGTTGCTTCCACAGCGTCCATGTACTTCAGAATCAAATCAAATTCTTCGCCAGTAAATTCAACATTGATTTTTTCTTCCATGTTTGTCACCTCTTCTTCAAAATGCCGCAGTGCAAGGTTCGCATTATAAGTGCTATGGAAGCCCACGGCAACTGCACGGCTAATGCGCCGTACCCCCTATTCCAACGAATCAATTAAACTTTTCAATGATTTCACACTGCATTTTTATTTCTTCTGCCCACTCTTTAACTAGTCCAGGATTTCCGTTCTGACTTTCGTATTGTCTTTCAATCGCAGATACAAGTTCTCCGATTCGACTCCATGCGACAAGCCATGCGGGTTTTGTGCCGATTGGAGGTTTTTTAATTTCCGACATCACGGTTTCTCCTTTGCCAGAAAGTACCTTACTGCACAGGCGTAAACTCGCCGTTGTAATACGTGCCGAGGATGTCACCCTGTGCATTAACCACGTGCCACCCGTCAATTTTTCCGGGCCGGAGCGCAGTCTCTGCCCTGCCACCATCATAGCGGAGCAAATCCATGTTTCCGTCTGCATCGTAGTCAAACTGGACAATTTCACCCCTCTGGGTCACATATCCAGAAACCCATACAGGGAATGTTGGTTCTGCCGGATGTTCCAGAGCGAACACACGTTTTTCAAGGTCTGCAAGTTTTGCCACGACATCAATCTGGTCTGCATCAGATGCATGATCATATGCGGATGCAATCAGCGTATTGCGCTGTTCTTCAGTCAGCTTGCCATCAATCCACATGATATTGATTTTGTTCACCATGTCTTCGGCATTGTAACCACCACGAAGGATAGCATTTTCAAGGCATTCAAAGATAGTCATAATCATTTCCCCCTATTTACAGACTAGCAATCAGCGCAGACAGTTCTGCGATTTTGCCGTCAATGTACAGTTTCGTGTCGGCTTTATACTCAATGGCAGTGTTCACGCCGTTGGTACTCCATGCGGTGTTCTGACCAAGCAGAATCGCAAGCTGTTGCGGAGTAAGATTATACTCGACAGGAGTAGCAAGTTCGTATGCAAGATGAACACCAGATAGAGATGCGGCGAATGCGGCCAAGTTATCAAATCTGTTGTCAAAAACTTGAACCTGTTCATTCGTAGAATCTATCGCAACCCCTACATTCCCGGTATATGTTTGACTGCCTGTCTTAATCACATACTGACTGCACACAGCATCAGCAAGCACGTTGCTTGATGCGCCTTTTGCGCCGACCAAGTTCGCCCATATACGGATTCCTGCAGAAACAGACGGTGCTACATTGGACAGTTCCCATGTCAGCGTTCCCAAATCCACGCTTGCTCTATCCACAATCAGCTTTCCCGTGACAAAATCATACGTTCCCCCGTACACCGTCCCGGCTTCAGAAGGGAATGTGACAGTCAGTTGATCGTAAACGCTTGTATTTGCTCCACTGCGTTTGATGTCCGTGCCAGTGTGTCCAGAGATTGGACAGATGTTGCTATAAGGAGCATATGTGCTTGCGGACGAACCAGATTCGATCATTATGTTCCTATAACTGCCAGAGTACCCTGCCACTGACCCGGCGCACCTTATAATTAATCTCGTTTCTTCTGTGAGTGTGAACGGAGAACAAGAAACTCTTTTCCACCCATCGGATGATGTAACACCTGCGGTACCGACATAGTTTACAACGTTTAAGTAAAACGACCCAGAACCTGTATTTTGCAACTCTGCAGACAATACATACGTTCCCGCTTGCAAAACACACTCACCAACATCTGCCTGTGCTGTCTTCGGAGATGTAGAATCGGCAAGATCAACCAGATTCTTCCCACCCCCGGCAGGCCACGGATTATCATATCCATGCAAATCCTGCACAGGAGCAAGAGTAATCACGGCAGAACGTGCCGGAGATGCAGAACCATCCGCAAATGATGCGACAGCACCAGATGCAGTGTTGATGATCGGAGACGCACCATCCGTGCCGCCGTTTTCAAGCACGGTTACACGGTCGTCTATGCTGTCAATCTCGTCAGAAAGTTGAGTAATGCTGTTGATTTTCGCAGCCAGATCCGCAGCCAATTTTGCAAGAGTGATGCTTCCGTCCTGCACAGTTGTCGTTGCTTCAGGATGGTCATTCAACCAGTTTTTGACGAACTGTTCAATCTGTTCCGGATCTGCACCGGATGCCTGTTTGATCATTGCGATCAACAGACCCATGTTAATTCCGTCTCCCATCCGAATCACTCCTTCCAAGCTTCATCTTTTTCGGAGTAGAAATAGACCTTCCGGTTGTCCACATCCAACGCCCAAGATCCGTTTACATAATGTCCGGTCGGAAGAGTATCAGCAGCGTTCCCGGCAGCTTCGATATAGTCGCGGTCTTCATCAAAAGGTACGCGCTTCAGGATACGATAATCAGCCATTTTCAGCACCTCTTTTTCTTGAATTGCGTTTAACGCCGTTTTTCGGCTGTTTTGGCGCGGTTTCTGTTGCCTGTGTATCTTTGCTCATGTTTGCGGTTTCATCGCTGTTAGGCGCGATTATAGCCCCACAAACGATGCATTTCAGATCGTCTTTGATCTTGTACAAGACAGGATGCGTGCATGCCATCATTCTTCACCGTCCTTTTCATCTTTCTTTTCCGGTTCTTTTTCCTTCAGGTTGTGAGTTGCAATCAAAAAATCATCAATAATCCATCCGTCTTCCATGCTCTCACCTCTTGCAAGCTTCAAAACCTTTGATCAATTCCGGATCAATTGTTTCACCTTTGTTCCATGCGCAGAAGCTTTCTGCAATGTATTCGCTGAATTCCGTTGTTGCATATCCGGAGATCCGCTCCGCATATGTTGCGAATCCTTCCTTTATTGCATCAAAGTTGTCTACATTCCGCAGCGTTTTTTCAAGCGAATGTCCAAGCTCATGCCACAAAGCTTCACGGAAAGTCTTTGGAACTGTTGCCCTTCCGCTTGTGCGTGAATTGTCCAATACTCGCTGTGCGCGTTCCGTTTTGATTGTGAACGTTTCAGGATGTGCAAAATATTTATCAACCAGTTCTTGTTCCTGTGACAACTCTTTTGCAGCTGTCTTCAGTGTTTTTAGAGTGTTCCTGTTAAGAAGAATGCTGTGTCTGATTGGGCTGTATGCCGCAACAGCGTCTTCAACAAACTTTCCAAGCTTTGTATTTCCTGCCGGAGCAGCAATTCCGCCGAAAGGCTTTACATTGTAAGTTTTATAGAATTCTGATATTGTCCGGTTCGCTTCGTTCGCCGAATCAAGCCCGATGCCCTTATAAGAAACACCGATTGATCCAAACCCGGTTTGCGTGAACTGTTCTGCAAACTTCTCTGCTTGTTCTATGGTCTTTGCAGGAATGAATCCGCCAGATTCTGACGCTTCTGCATCCGCTTTCAGCTGCTGCAGAGTTTTATCTGTCCATGTTGGAGCATTCTTATCTTTTCCGCCTTTGTAATGCTTTTGCATTTCTTCCTGCTGTTTCTTGGGGAAACGTGCAGGATCATAGGAATCCTTGTCCGGGAAGCTTGCGTTGACAGGCGTATACTCTCTGTTTCTGCGCCGTGCGCGTCCTGTCTTATCACAGAAATCATCAATGTCTGCGGATGCTTTCCGGACTCTGTCGCGCTGCGCTTTGATTTCGTCTTCATCCGCGCCTTCTGCCTTCAGAACAGCCAAATCAAGCTTTTCTTTTCGGAGCTTTCTTTCAAGTGCGCGTTGTTCCTGGCTTTCAGCATATGCCTTTTCATTTTCTTCCGGGTCTTGCGGCTGTCCGCGCAATGTGGAAACGCCGGGGATAAACGTCATCGGATAATGCTTGCAATTGATTCCGAATAATCCTGCCGCTTGTCCGTATGTGGTTTCTGATTGCGCGTATACATGGATTTTGTTTCCGTCAAGGTCTGTTACTTCTCGCACCCTGTCTGAACGGGAAATGACCTTGCCTTGCCATGGATAGCAGAGCGGTCTTGCTCCATTGTGAGATGAAACCTGATACAAGTCAGATCCGAAGGAATCAGCGTTTTCCCAGATGGCTTCACGCGCAGTGTTGAACATGGTTGTTTTGATGTCCATTGCAACATATGCTTCAGGACTCCATCTTCTTCCTGCATGGTCTATAAAGCCCGTCAGACCGTTTTCCGCCATCATCCGCACTGCACTATGCATTGCGCTGTTCCACGCGGATACACCCGTCACAACTTCGCCTGTGGACGCATTCAGGATGGTCTGTGTGTTGTTGATCTTCTGAACCAGAGAAACAACATTGCTGACTGTCTGTCTGTATGCGGATTCCGTGCTTTCTAGCATGACTGTGTTCACAAGGTTCAGTTTGTCTGCACTCTGCTTATAGTACATCTGAAAAGCATTCATTTGGCTTGGAGCAACTTCAGGCGGTTCTGCTGTTCCAAGCAGACCTTTTCGCGCTGCTTCTCGCAGTTTCGGTTCTTCATCCTTCAGAGCGTCCATGATCGCAGCTTCCAAGGACTGTCGCAGAGCGTCATCTGCGCCGTCCAGAGACTGCATGATGATATCAACCGTTTCCTTTCGGACTTGTCCCATCTGCGCAAGCATTTTGCTCTGATACTCAAAAACGCCCGGTGTCTTCGCATCCGGATCGTAGAAAGGAAAGTGTTTTGCAATGTTCACAATGATTCTGTCCGTCACAGACGCATATACTTGTGACATTGCATAGCTCATAGAATCAAGGAACGATGGACGCACGGTTCATCACTCCGTTCCGCCGAAGATACTTGACACATCCTGCACGTTTGTCTGACTTTCTGACTTGATCTGCGCAAGTTCTGCTTCCGCTTCTTCCGGAGTCAAGCCCTGTCCATATTTCTTATCTGTCAGGAACTTTTTCTTGGAAAGAAGTCCTGCGCCAACCAACATGACACCTTCATTCACGTTTGTCTGCCGATCCTGCGTCACACCGTCATCAAACATGATTGATGTTTCATAACCCGGTGCGATCATGTCTGCAATCTTCTGTCCTTCGTATTCCATATCATAAAGGACAGCAACGTTGATGATGTTGTCAACAGTCCGTTTGATTGCGCTCTGAACCTGATTCTGAATGGTCTTGACTGTTTTGTAAGTCTTGGAGTTTTCAGAAATGACTTCAGTTGCAGTCTTCAATCCGTTGTGTTCATCAAATGTGAATGTTCCTGCGCTGAATCCGATCTGAAGACACAGGATGGAAAGGAATGCATTGATGGCTGCAATATGCTCTTCAACGCGCAGTTCAACGGAATTGTCCTGAATCTTCAGGTCTTCCGGATTGTCTGTTGCGAGTGCTTCATACGCTTCATCTGTTGCGTCAAAATAACGGCGCATTGCTCCGGTTGTCGGATCAACGACAGTTTTGATTGCTCTGGCAGGAACAATGATCCTTTTCTTTCCAAGTCTGAATTCAGATACGAAAGAATCAAAGCAGATGTCCAGAGCATGCAGCGTTTCAAGAGCGTTGCCATAAATGCTCATTCCAAGCGGTGAATTGTCATCCAGATTGTTTGCAATCGGTGTGCGCCAGTAGGAAAAGAGTGATTCGCCAACTGGAACAACCGTTTCTTCATCAAGGAACGGATAACATTCTGCAAGCGGAACACGGATGCCAAGGATGTCTTGGCTGTCTCCGTTCGCGCCTTTCTGCATGTCGGATCTGAACAGTTCATTCCGGATAGTGTATGTCATGCCGTCCCACTGATGCCATTCCAAGCGCGTGTAATACCATCCGCGTTTTGCTGTGCGAGAGATGAACACGCCTTCATAACACTGTGCGTTGTCCCATGTCAGCGGAACAAACTGGTCTGCCATCGCATAACCAACACGGATCTTTTCTGTTCCCTGAACTTCATTGCCGGATGAATCTCTGCGGATGTCTCTCCACACTTTCAGCGCAGATCCGCCCAGAGCGCAGCCCTGTTCGATGTCTTCCTGCATCTTTTCGGAAAATGCGT